GACGCCCAACCGATACCGCGTCGAGGACGCCTTCCTGAAGTTCGCGTACCTTCGCAAAGTAGACGTCAGCCGCAACACCAAGCGCAACCGACTCACGCCCAGATGGTCCGAGGTGCCAGACAACCGAATCGAGGCACTGCTTGAACTTGGCGCGCGCTACGGATACACCGAAGCAGAAATGACAAAACACATCAAATGACGATTCGAGACCGCCTCGCCCAACTCTTCAGATACCGCGTGGGCAAATACGACAGCACCACCCTCGCCAACGAACTCGGCATCACCGCGATGACCACGAGCGGAGCCTACGTCAACGAAAAGAATGCGATGGCCATCAGCGCCGTCTACGCGTGCGTTTACCGAATCGCCTCGACCGTTTCAACCCTCGACCTGCAAGTCCTCCTGGAAAGCAACGGGACCAAACAACCAGCGGTCAACCACCCCGCCTACGACCTCGTCCGCAACAGCCCCAACGACTACCAAACGGCGCCCGAATTTTGGGAGACGCTCGTGAGCTACGCCGTCCTGCACGGACGAGGCCACGCCGTGATTGAGAGAGACGACCGAGGATACGCAACCGAGATGACCGTCGTCCCCACCGACAAAGTAGAAGAAATCGAGGTGCCCGCAGGGGTGGCCTTCAAGGTGAGCGGGAGAATCGTCTACCCAGAGAACATGCTCTGCTTGTACAACATCCAGCGCAAAAGCCCCATCCGCCTCCACCGCGAAAATTTAGGACTCGCCCAGAGCGCGCAACGGTTCGGTGCCCAGTACTTCGATGAAGGCCAAGCGACAGGAATCCTCACCACCGACCAAACACTTCGAGCAGAACAGATGCAGAGCATCCGCTCAAGCTGGCGCGAGCAAGGCAGCGCAACCACCAAACTGGTGCCCCACGGATTGAAGTACCAGCGCATCACCATCACACCCGACGAGGCACAGTTCCTAGGAGTCCGCAAGTTCCAAGCCGAAGAAGTGGCTCGAATTTTTGGCGTGCCACCAGCGCTCATCCAGCTAGAGAGCCAGACCACGTACAACAACGTGGAACAGCAAAACCTCATGTTCTCCAGGCACACCATCGCGCCGTGGGCAAAGAAGCTAGAACACGAAATCAACCGAAAACTCATCCAGGCCCGCGAGCGCCCACAAACCTACGCACGGTTTGACCTCAATAGCATGGCCCGAGGAGACATGGACGCCCGCGTCAACTACTACGAAGGCATGGTCCGTCTAGGCGCCATGAGCATCAACGAGGTCCGCGCCAAGGAGGACATGAACCCCGTCACGGGAGGAGACGCCCACATGGTCCAATTGAACCAGGTCAGCCTGGACCAGTTCCCCGAGTACAGCCGTAAGATTTCAGGAGAGCAGGATGGCGTTCAGTGATTACCCACAAGCCATGAGCAACAACGCCAAGACAGGGCAGATGCTCAATCAGAGGCAAGGAGGCAAATGCGCTACAGCCGTCGGAAAGGAGACCGCGCGCATCCTGGTCGGACGCCGCCCACTTTCCAAGGCCCGCGTCAAGCGGATGCACGCCTACCTCCAGAGAGCCGAAACCTACTACGACCCGAAAGACAAAACCGCCTGCGGGACCATCAGCTACCTGCTCTGGGGAGGACTCGCCGCCAAACGGTGGGCGGCTGCCAAGGTCAGAGAAATCGACTCCGAAGGATAAAAAAGGACCGCCGTACATTTGAACCATGGAAAGCACACCACTCACAGCCACTGAACTCCGCGACAAATACGGAGCCGAGGTGGAGACGCGCACCATGGAACTGCGCGCAGCAAGCGAGGATGGCAAAATGGTCCTCGAAGGATACGCCGCCAACTTCGACACGGTGACAGACCTCGGATTCTTCAAAGAGCGCATCGCCCGCGGCGCGTTCGACGACCGTCTAGACGACGACGTCCGATACCTGCTCAACCACAAAGGCATGCCGATGGCCCGCACCAGCAACGGAACACTCAAGCTCGAGGTCCGCGAAGGAGGGCTGTGGACACGAGCCGAACTGAACGACACCCAACAGAGCCGAGACGTCTACGCAGCGGTCAAGCGCGGCGACATCAACAGCATGAGCTTCGCCTTCACGATTGCAGAGGACGAAGTAGACGCCGAGCAGAACCTGCGAACGGTGACCAAAGTGAAACAGCTGTTCGATGCCTCCGTCGTGACATACCCCGCCTACCCCACGACGACCGTCCAGGCACGCGACGCCTTCTCGGCCAAAATCGAGGAGGCGGTGCTCGAGGAAATCCCCGAGCCAGAGACCCCAGAGGAGCGTGAAACACCCCAACAGAAATCCCCTACATTTGTAGCCAAACCCAACCCCAAAATGAACATCAACGATTTGAAAGGGCAACGCGCAGCCTACTACGAGGAATTCGTAGAGCTTGGTCAGCGTGCCGACCAGGAAGGCCGCGCAATGACCGAGGCCGAGCAAGAACGCGCCGACCGTTTGGACGAGCTCATCCAGCAGACCGACGTCAAGATTAAGCACAAGACGCGCGAACAAGAGATGGTCGCCCGCCAAGCCTACACGGGCATCAGCGGCACCAGCGAGATGAAAGAGATTGCGAGCATCAACCACCGCTTCTCTTTGAGCCGCGCCCTTGACCAGGCCCGCCGCAACCAGCCCCTCGAAGGAGCCGAAGCAGAATGGACGACGGAGGCACACCGCGAAATGCGCCACATGGGACTCTCCCCAACGGGCAGCGTCGCCATCCCGCAAATGGCATTCTTCCGTTCAGCGGAGGACAACTTCACCGCTGACGGAGCAAAGGCAGGAGGCACCGCCGCCGATGGTACTGGCTTCGTGGGCACCGACGTCCCAGGAGCAATCGCCGCACTCCGCGAGCCATCATTCATCGAGAGCCTCGGAGCGACGACCATCCAAGCAACAGGAAACCTGAAGTTCCCACGCATCAGTTCCCCAGCCTTGGCAACCAACAAGGGTGAAATTTCAACCGAAGCGGGAGCCAGCATCGAGATGGACGAGGTCAACCTCAACCCAACGCGCGCAACGGCGAGCACGACGTACTCCAAGCAACTCCTCATCCAAGGAGGCCAGCAAGTCGACCAGGTCATTGCAGCCGACATCCGCGCAGCACTCACCGAGCACATCGACCTGAAAGGATTTGCCGAGATTCTCGCCGACGGCAACGTCGATGACCAATCAACGTCAGGCGCAGGCGACACAACCTACGCAGCGACCGTAGCCATCGCACAAGAGGCAGCAGTCCTCGCGGCAGGCGGAGCGCTCAACGGTTCGGTCTACGTTTGCAGCCCCACAGCGTACCGACTGGCCAAAAGCCTCGCCCTTGTGCAATCGGTTTCAGCATTGGTCGAAGGAGGACGCCTCAACGGCTACAACTTCTACGCCACCAAGCACGTCGCCGACGAGACCGCAGGAACGGTCGGCCAGCAAATCTTCGGCAACTTCCGCCAAGGCCTCATCATTGCCTACTTCTCGGGAATCGACATCCTGGTGGACCCATACACCGCCGCAAGCACGGGTCAGGTGAAGCTGCACTGCAACCGTTTCTACGACGTCGCAGTCCGCCAACCTGGCGCCTTCAGCATTTGTGGAGACCTCGCATCAGCGTAAGGTTCGTAGATGATAACAGGTTAAAAGAGGAAGGGGACCCAAACGCGGGTCCCCTTTTTGCTGCCGACAAGGAAACAAGGAAACAAACACACGGTCGGCAACGCGTGCGGTTGAAGGGGGGTCGGGACTCGAACACGACTGCCGCCCGAAGGCGTACGCACCAACTGCGCCCCCTTGAAAATCAGAAGGGTTACAAAGAGCGAATGAGAGCGCGAACCTCAATCAGTTCCATCATGAGGTCGACGGCGCGACGGTTGTAGAGACGAACCTGGAAGGCGGTGGTTGAGCCTTGCAACTTGCGGAGGGCTTCAGCGTGCTGGGCTTCGAGGCGGGCTTCCTTGCGGAGGAGTGTGCTTGTTTGTTTCATGACACTAAGATACATAGAAAACACAAAAAGTCAAGGGAAAAACCGAAAAAATTACAAGTGAAGGAAATCAGACGCTTCGTGCTTGGCGACGAGTTCCTGCAAGGACTCGATGAGTTCAGAACGCTTAATCGCGTTGCGCTGCTTGAGCGCCACGTGGGCATCACAGATGTCCGTATCATCAGACCAGATGACCTCTTCGAGGTTGGCTTCCAGGGTTTGGAGTTTTGCAACGGCATCAGCGATGATGGCGAGAGCAGGAGCGAGGGGTGTGTTTGTTTGTTTCATGACACTAAGATACATAGAAAACCCCAAAAGTCAAGGGAAAACCGAAAAAAAAACAGGAAAAAAGTGGACTATTTTTGAAGCATGGCACACGCAACAATCAAGGAGACCAGCTCCCCAGACCGAACACTGGTGGTGACCACAGCCGACCTGCGCGAATTCCTGCGAGTCGACACCACCGCAGACGACGACCTGATAGAGGCGCTACGAGAGGTGGCATGCAGCTGGGTGGAGGACCACTGCAACACGAAGCTACCGCAAGTCGACTACTACGCCTACCTGGACAGCTTCTACGCCTACCGCCTCCCCGTTGGCCCCGTCACCATCACCGCCGTGGATTACAAAGCAACCAACTACAGCGGGACATGGAGCAGCCTCGCCTCGGCCAAATACTTCGTGGACACCGACAGCACCAAGGCCCGCATCAAGTTTGACAACCCACCAGACCTGCACGACGAGGAATACCACCGCGTCCGCATTACGGGCAAATTCGGATACAAACCCGTCGACATTCCAGGACCACTCAAACAGGCCGTCCGAATTTTGGTGAGCCACTTCTACGACAACCGCACCGCCGTGACCATTGGAGCCACCCCACGCGAAGTGCCCTTCACCGTTCTGGCGCTCTGCAACCCACACCGAGTCGAATGAACGCAGGACAACTAGACCGCCGCATCATCATCCAGGAGCAGCAAACCAGCCGCGACGATTGGAACCACCCACGCGTGCAATGGGCGACCATGGCGACCGTTTGGGCTTCGAAACAGGACAGAACCAGCGTCACCGTCAACGAGCTCCAGCAACAAGTCAACGTGAACCGCACCGTTTGGACCATCCGCTGGCGCAACGACATAGACACGACCCACCGCATCAGCGCGAAGGGCAGCTACTACTACATCACAGGCGTGAAGGAACTAGGCAGGCAGGAGGGACTCCAGCTCATAACCGAGGAAAGAGACAATCACGAATGAGCAAAATCAAAATAGACGTCGACCTAGACAGGGCATCAGAGCGCATGCTTCAGAAAGCACTCAAGCGCCTGAACTACGCAACAGGCAAACGAGCCATCATCAAGGCACAGAAGGATGCCATGAAGCCCATCAAGGACCGCGTCTACTCCCTGGCCAAATCCGAACTCAACACCAAGTCGCTCAAGCGCACCACCGTCCAAACGGTGACAGGCAAATACGCAAAGAAGCTGCGACCATACGTCGTGGTGCAATTTGCCGACAGAGCCATCCCCACTACGAGAGAGCGCGAGTTCTACAGCTCCAAGACCGAGACCAACTGGTTCAAAATCAACCACCTGGTCACCATGGGAACCAAGGCAGGAAATCGTCGCGCAGGCCGCCGAACCCGCGAGGCCCAGTCAGGAAGAAACCGCATCAAAGACGTCGACTCGCAAGGACGCAGCACAAGCACACAAATCAGTGCCACCAGCGGTCGCTACTTCCTGGTTTCAGGACCCAAAGGTCTGCACCCCATCAAGATGATAGCCCACCCAGGAATCGAGCACGGCTCCTACTTTGACAGAGCCGTGGCATCGGACGGAGCGCCCGTCTACCGTACCTTCACGACACACGCGAAAAACCGCATCGAACAAGAAGCGAAAAAGCACGGACTGAAATGATAAATTACGTCATCGACCGCCTCCAAGACAGCGCAGGACTCACAGCCATCGTGGACCCAGGAGACATCTACCCGCTGTACCGTTTGCAGCAGAGCACCGTCCCAGCAATCGTGGTCCAGCTGACAGGCACAGACCCAATTGACACCCACGACGCCGAGAGCACGCAGGAGGTCCACACCGTCGAAGTGACCGTCATCCACACCAACCCCAAGTCAGCATGGGACGCCGCCGTTCTGGTTCGCGCCCAGCTCGACGGATGGCAGACCATCGGCCCCGTCCTTTTTGGCAGGTTCGTGAACCAAGCAACCGACATCTTCACCGCAACCGACTTCTTCAGCGTGACACAGCGCTACGACATACACTTCGAAAGAGAATGAGAATCGCCATCCACGCCACCAGCTACCGACGCCGCAACCAGCAACGCATCGCATGGACTGCCCTTGAACGCGTCCGTGGCCAATTTCAAGAACACGGCTTCGACAGTTTCGTCACCGTCGCCGTGAGCAACGACGGCGATGAGGAGCTCGCACGCGAGTACGGATACGACACCGTCCGCGTCGACAACAACCCCCTAGGCACCAAATTCGAAGCCGCCGCCAAGCACATCCGAAAGAACCCCGACTGGGAATGGTTCATGGAGTACGCCAGCGACAACATCCTCGAGGAAAGCTGGGTCGAACGCGTCGTCGAGAAAATCAACAAGGGAGAGACCTACCTAGCGCACTCGGACTTCTACCTGGTCGAATGGAAATCAGGCGAGACCCGCGCGTTCAGGGGTGGCCTCTCCAACGTCGGACGCATGACCCACCGCCGCCACGTCGAACTGGCCTACCGCCGATACGGGTGCCTTTACAACCACCGCAAGGAGAAGAACATAGACGCCGACTACCACACCAGGATGAAACGCATCCAAACGGTTTGCCGCATCGCCAACGCGACCCCACTCATCCTCGACTACAAGAGCGACGAGAACCTCCACAACTATCACAGCTTCGCAGCGAAACCACAAAAGTACCCTGTCGTACCTTTGGTGGGAAAATTCCCCGAACACCAACAATTTGAACCATCATGGCAACAACAGGAAAAATCAGAAGTAACGCCATCGGCGTCTGGGTCGACACCACAGGAGGAAGCACCGTCACAGGAGGCACCTACGGTGACACCAGCGCAGAAGGAGACACCTTCGCACTCGTCGCATGCGCCACAAGCGGAACCTTCACAGGCACCCGCGAGCTCATCGAAGCGACGACGAAAGACAACGACGGCGCGCGCGAAATCCTCACAGGCGGCATCACCTGGAGCATCAGCACCGAAGGCCTCGTCGAGTACGGACTCGCAGCAAGCGTCACAGGAGCCGATGACCTCTTCGACATTTGGGACAACAAAACCAAAGTCCGCGTCGGATGGAGCACAGGCGTCACAGGAGACACCATCTACTACGGCGACGCCTACATCACCAGCTACGAAGAAAGCGCTGGATTGAACGAGGTAGCGACTTATAGCGTTACCTTTGAGGGAGACGGCCTCGTCTACAAAAAATACGTGGACACAGGTGACCTGACGTTCAACAACAACGACGATTGATGACAAACCCCCTCCGTGGACAATTTGAAGTAGAGCTCCCAGACGGCACAACGGTGCCATGCCTGCTCAACATGCACGCCCTCGGCCTTTGGTGCCGCGAAGGCAAGCACAAGCTGACAGACCTAGACAAGCTCCTCCAGGAGCAGCCACTGGAAGCACTGCCAGATTTGACATGGGCGGGAGTTCGTACACACTACCTACTCGAAGGAAAGGAGCCGACCCTAGACGAGGGTCGGTTCCGCGTCCTTCTGGGTTCCAGCGATTACGCCGCACTTGCCGAGAACATCGCGCAGGCCCTCAACATTGACGATGGCCAAAAGACAAAAAAAAAGAGGGTGACGCGGAGCCGTTAACCCTTGAGGTGTTCTACGCTAGAGCACTTCGATTCGGCATCCACCCCTCCGACTTTTGGGTTTGCACGTTAGGCGAGGTAGCCAGGATGATGGACCACGCCGAGCAACAAGACAAGCTCGCATGGACCCACACGGCACACCTGCTCTCATTGACCTACAACGTCAACCGCGGCAAGGGCAAGCCACGCGGATGGGAGGACTTCTACCCATACGACACAATCACGGCACGAGACGAGGCGCCCGACCTGAAGGACCCAGAGGTGGTAAACAAATTCCTCCAAATGGGAAAAACACTTCACAATGGCAACTAAAACAAGCGCCGCACTGCGCGTCATTTTTGGCGCGGACACGACACAACTAGACAAGGCCCTCGGCGGAGTGAGCCGTCGCCTGCAACAAACAGGAAAGAAGCTAAAAGGAATCGGACGCGGCATGAGCCTGGGCATCACCGCCCCCCTCACCGCCATCGGCGTCTCCAGCTTCCGAGTGGCTACCGAATTCGAAGCCAGCATGGCCCGCGTCGCAGCCGTTGCCAAGGCCAGCTCGTCGGAATTCAAACAACTACGAGACAGCGCCCTCGAGCTGGGAAGGACTACCACGTTCACGGCATCACAAGTAGCCAACCTACAGGAAGCCTACGCCCGCCTAGGTTTCAGCACCAAGCAAATCCTCGACGCCCAGGAAGCAACCCTCTACCTGGCACAAGCCACAGGAAGCGACCTGGCCTCCGCCGCCGAGGTGGCTGGCGCGACCGTTCGTGGGTTTGGACTAGCAGCAACCGACACCGCCCACGTCACCGATGTCATGGCTGCCAGCTTCAGCGCAAGCGCCCTCGACCTTGAGAGCTTCCGCGAGTCCATGAAGTACGTCGCCCCCGTTGCGCAGGCGGCAGGAATCAGCATCGAGGAAACAACCGCCATGCTCGCCGCCCTGGCCAATAACGGCATCAAAGGCAGCCAGGCAGGAACCGCCCTCCGCAGAATCATCTCCCAGCTAGGCGGAACAGGCGCTAACGTAGCAGACGAGATAGAGCGCCTCGCCCAAGGAGGACTCAACCTAGCAGACGCCAAAGACGAGGTAGGACGCAGCGCCCAGACAGCACTCCTCGTACTTTCGAAAACAGGCGACGTCACCAAAAGCCTGACCGAGGACTTTACCAACGCCGATGGAGCCGCCAAAGGGATGGCGGACATCATGAACGACACTGCCGCGGGTGCCCTGGCAAGGATGCAGAGCGCCATCGAGGGCGCCCAAATCGAGATAGGAACAAAACTCGCGCCAACCATCCTCCGCGTAGTCGAATACATCAGCGACCTAGCAACACGGTTCGCCGAGCTAGACGAAGGAACCCAAGACACCATCATCACGATGGCCGCCGTCGCCGCAGCCATCGGCCCCATTTTGATAGGGGTGGGAAGCCTGACCTCGGGAATCGGAGCGTTGATACCAGCAATAAAAGCCCTCTACGGCTTCCTTTTAGCCAACCCGTGGGTGGCCATCGCCACCGCCATCGCCGCCGTCGCCGTCGCCGTGTACAACTTGTGGGACAACACAAAAAAACTGACAGGAGTCCAAAAAGCGCAAGCCGAAATCGCAGAACGGGCCGCCAAAGCGACGGCGCAAGAACGCGTCGAAGTCGAAAAATTGGTGAGGATTGCGACCAGCGAGAACGTGCAGCGAGCAACACGTCTCGACGCCATCAAAAAATTGAACGCCATCAGCCCCGAGTACCTAGGCAACCTGACCGAAGAAAACATCCTGACCGCTGAAGGCAAACGCGCCCTTGAGAACTACAACAAAGAACTCCTCAAGAGAGCACGAATCCGCGCACAGGAGGAACGCCTGGTAGAGCTAGAAAAGGAAATCATCGACATAGAAGCCCGAAAGAGAGAAATCAACAAACAACTTCGAGAAACACAAAAAGAGGGCCTCCTGCCAGGCACCATCAGCATACAGTGGTCGCTACTCTTTGACGTCCTGAGACAAACCAACGCAGAGCTAGCAGGAGTGGTCGAAGAACGGGACTACCTGCTCGACGAGCTAGTCGCAGCCAGCACGGTCCCAGACCCCAAACCAATTCCAGACCCAATCAGCACGGGCGGCACAGGTGAAACAGCGCCCACAGGCGGAGGAGAGGAGACCGTTATCACACCGACCGTGGTCGTGGCCCCCGACTACAGGATGAGCGAAGCGGAGGAGGAATTGCAAAACGTGCTGCTACAATTGTCGCAAGAGGAGGCAGAAATTGCTGGGACCTTTGCGCTGACGGGTGACGAAGCCGAAAGAGCCGACGCCCTCGCAGAAGCATACACCCGCGCCGCCATCAGCGCTGCCACCCTAGGCGAACTCGACATAGCCCAAGACCTCTACGCGCAAGCCCAGGCACACACGACCGTCGCAGAAGAAGTAGACGCGACGACCCAGGTGATGAATACCCTGAACGACCGCCTGCGCCAGGCCTCTGACTTGGGCCAGGTTTTCGGCGACAGTTTCGACGTCACAGGAACTAAAATCCAGGCCATCCAGAGCGCCATCCAGGACCTCATCGCGCTAGGCATCGACCCAGCATCCGAAGCCATCCAGGAATTGAAGCGGCGCCTGGACGAACTGAACTCACCGACGACGACCCAGGCATTCATCGACCTAGAGGACGCCGCCCGCACCGTCGGCCAAAACATGGGCCGCGCGTTCCAACACATAGCCGACACGCACCGTGACCTGACCCAGCAAGTAGAGGAGGGCAGCATCAGCCAAGCCGAAGCTACAGAGAAGGCCGCCGAAGCCAGCCGCGCCGCCATCAGAGCGGCAGCCCTGCAAACCATCGGAGCACTGCTCGCCGAGACCCTCGCCACAGCAATCAAAAACGCATTCCAGTCCGCCAGCGCAACAGGACCCGCCGCGGCATTCATCGGACCAGCCCTCGCGGCAACCGCCGCCGCAGGAGTAACGGCCCTCTTCAGTTCCAAGATTCCTGCCTTCGCCGAAGGGGGGATGGTGACGGGAGGACCAACACTCGCCCTGCTCGGCGACAACCCCAGCGGACGAGAAGCCGTCATCCCATTCGAAAAAATGGGACAGTTCATGAAGATGGTCGGCGCCGAGGGAGGAACGCAACGCGTCGAGGTGTTCGGCAAGATTCGAGGCCGCGACATCCTGCTCACGAACGAGCGCAACCAATACGAGAAAACACGCACAAGAGGATTCTGACCCATGCCATACGCCACACGATACCGCTGCGAATTTGGAGACGACAAAGGACAGGACTGGCGCCTCGACTTCGTCGACAACAACTACGGAGGCAGCGTCCAAGAGAACTACGTCCTGCTAGCCAGCGGGTGCAACATCAGCTGGTCCGCGGGGACCAAAGAGAAAATGTCACCCGTCGTCACGAGCGAGCTCTCCATCAGCATCGCCATCCGCGACGCGGGAGAAATGGACATGCTCGAACGGATAGCCACAAGCGCCGAAGGGCGCTACACCGTAGGCCTCTACAAATTAGACGGAGCAACGGCCACCCTCTGGTGGAGCGGCGTCATCATGGCGGACCAGGTGACCTACACCGAATCGCACTACCCACGCACGACCACCCTCACCGCGACCGACGACATCGGCAACCTAGCCGAGCTGCCCTACGACGACGACGGAACCAACTACAGCGGAGCCGCCGAAACGGTCATGGGCAACCTCCTGACGGCCCTAAAGAAAACGCGACAAGCGCAATACTTCTACGGGAGCGGCGACGACTTCATCTGCTACGCCAACGACTTCTACAGCGTGGACGACCACGCCAGCGTGACCGACCACCTCGACACGACGCGCCTGGATTGGTCCACGTTTTACGTCCCAGACAGCGACGGCCTGATTGAACCCGTCACCACGCTACAGGTGGTCGAGAGCATCTGCACCGTTTACAACAGCCGCCTCTGCCAATACGCAGGAGTTTGGTGGCTGCTCCCGCTTGGAGGATACCAGGACGCCGACACCGCATGGACCATCAAGACAAAGAAGTACGGTGGAGGCGGCGGTTCAGGCACGCTCACCAAAACCGCATCAACGGGAACCAACCTCCGTCCGCTGGCCGATTTCAGTGCCAGCTACTGGCAGCCATTCAGGCAGACCATCCGAGAACAGCTCTACTGGGGAAACGCCCCACTCATCCTAGGAGCCGCCTACAGGCTCAAACAGCACCCCACGCTGACAGACCAGGACAACGACTACGCGAGCGGTTACGCCTTCCGACTGTCCGCGCTTTTCAGGTTTTACGCCACGGGTTACAACTTCAGCGGACTGAGCACCGCCAACGAGAAATTCGTGGGGCGGTTTTTGGTTCGCATCACCCTACAGGTCGGAGACCACTACTGCCACCGAGCCGCCTCCTTTGCGACAGACAACGCCTACTGGTTCAACGCCACCAACGGCGTCCAGTACAGCTACAAGCCACACGAATACGACGACTTCACGTGGAGCACGAGCGTAGGATACGTGGAGGTGGTCTCACCCATTTACAACCGTTTGATAGGGACAGGCCCAGGATTCATCATGGGATGGGAGGACGACACCACAGGCATCCCGTCGGATTTGGAGGGAGCGAGCATCGAAGCCAAGCTCTACCACTGCAACCACCTAGGCAACCTGACCCTGCTCGAGGAGAACGGCAGCGGCGACCTGGGCGGGAGCCTCGGAGACCAAATCTACCCAGTAGCCGCCAACCTAGGTAACCCATTCCAACTCAAGACACAAGGAGAATCGAACACGGCAGGCGACGCCGTGGTCTGGAGCGCCGAGGGCACAAGCAGCAACCGAGGCGACCTCCAACAACGAACGGTCATCTTCGGCGACCTGATAAGCAACGGCGCCCGCGGCGTCCTCAAGGTCAAGACAGCAACAAGCCCAGCGACATACGAACCAAGCAGCGGATGGAGATGCACACAGCACACCACAGGCACACTCGGCGTCAACCAACTGGGCACGCAGGAAATACAAGCCATCCACAACAAGACCTGCAAAGGCCTCGCGGGAGAGCTGCACGGAGACCTCCTCAACCCGACCCAGCTGCTCGAGGATTCAGAAGGAGACAAGTACCTACCGACCAGCGTCGAGATTGACATCCACAAACGGATGAACACGTTTGAAGGATACCTGCTGGTCCGCGACACCACCGACGTAGTCGTCAACGACGGACACACCAAAGACGAAGGAGGCACATGGACTCCCGACAGCGGAGACCCAACCCCAGAACCAGACGGTCCATACGTCTCCAGCATTCAGAACCAAACAGGCGACGTCACCCTAGACCCCGACGACCTCAACGACGGGACCAGCGTGAACAAATTTGTGACATCCGCCCAGCGAGACCAAATCGGAACCAACCAAACTGCCATCACCAACACCAACGTGGCACTGGGCTCCGAAATCCTCGCGCGCCTGGCAGGAGACGCCGCCATCACGGCCAAAACCGACTACATCACCGTCACCAGAAACGTCAACCTCAACACCCACGACGACAAGGTCAGCCTGCTCACGTTGAACGCAGGGAGGACCGCGTTCAGCGACATAGCGCTAGACGACGAATCCATCCGTGCAACCAAAATCGAAACGGACGCGAACAGGAGCTTCATCACCCAAACACAGAAAGACCAAATCACGACGAACCAGAGCAGCATTAGTGACATTGAGGACAAGACAGACCTAATCAGCATCACGACCCAACACAACCTAGACACCACAAAAACCAAGGTCGGACACATAGCCGCAGACACGGATGGAATTACCGCCTTCACCGTCAAGGCCACAGCCACACCACTGAACGCCGACCAGGTCAGCACCGTCAGCACCACAAATAAGTTCGCCACCCAAGCACAGCTGAACAAGGTCAACTTCCTCACCGTAACCAAGACCACCGACCTAGACACCATCCAAACAAAGACCGATGCGGTGACCGTCAACGGCGCAGGGGACATCACCAACCTAAGCACACAAGGCGAAGTAATCAACTTCGGCGCAGTAGCCGACACATCAAGCTACACAAAACTGCAGGTCACCGAGCGCACCAATAAACTGAACCACATCCTCGGCGACGGCACAGGCATAGCGGCCTTCGCGGTCAAATCTGGGGCGACGCCGCTGAACGCTGACCAGGTCACAGACGCCGCGACCACCAAGAAGTTCACCGACGCCGACGGCAAGACCAAACTGGGCAACTTGACGCTCGGCGCCAACAACAAAATCGACACCATCACCATCGAGGGCGCATACGGAGGAGGCACGCGAACGATGGAGCTAGGACAGATGCACGACCTCCTCGCAGGCAACTACCCAAGCGGCACGTGCCCGACCACTTACCAATACCTGTGCAACGCCACCGCTGCACTAGACCCCATCAACCCAAACGACGCTGGACACCGTTCGTCGCAGACAGGAAACGTGGTCGCGCTCATCGACTCCAACGGACAGTTCTCCGAGCTCGCCGACGGCACCGCTGGCCAAAACCTGACGACCGACGGCAGCGGCAACATCAGCTGGACCAAACCCCAAAAGGGGTGGATGGGATGGGAGACCGCCGTCAAGGTCCTGCCGCACCAATGGACCATGAACGACGACTACAACAGAGCACCCATCATGGTCGAGGACGACACCAGCGGAACCCTCGGAATCGTCATGCCCTCAAGCGCAACCGAAGCCTACGCCATGGTGGGCATCCCAGCAGGATACAAGGCGACGCACGTACAGGTCTACGCCAGCGCCAGCACAGCCAGCGCCGTCACCGTTTACGACTACGACCACACCGACGGCAGCGTCACCAGCCAAGGCACGGGAGCGTTCAACAGCAGCATCGACATCACCGACGTCAACAGCGGCGTGAACACAAGCATCTGCATCAAGGTCGCCCCAGCAAGCACGACCACGCTGCTCTACGGCGCCACAATAACCATAGCCACCATCTGATGACAACCGTCTGGATAGACAAAAACGGTGAGATTTGGACCAGCACAAGCACAAGCGAGGACGCCGTAAATTCGCTGTCATGGACACACCAACAATCGCCGCAATTTTGACGCTGGCGGGTGGTCTCATCGGAACCTACACGAAGCTCCAGACAGACCTGGCGCGACTCAAAGAACGCACCGCGAGGATTGAGAAGAACGAGGAGTCGGTGAGCGTCGCCCTAACCCGCCTGGCAGACAGCATACACCGAATCGAAAAAGCCCTGGTCAAAGCAGGCCTCATCGACATAGAATGAAACGACCACTGCAGTACTTCCGACTTTCGGAGTTCGACAGCCCCGACGACCCAGGAAGCGGAGCCAGAGAAATGGATGAGGAATTCGTCTACCTACTCGACCGCGCACGCCACGCCAGCGGAGTGCCCTACCGCATCACCAGCGGGTTCAGAACGCAGGAGTACCATGACGACCTGACCAAGCGCGGATACCCAACCGCCAAAAACAGCTCACACCTTCGAGGATTGGCCGCCGACATCCAGACCAACAACAGCCGCGAACGCTACCTCATCCTGCGGGGCCTTTTCAGCGTGGGCCTGAACCGTGTAGGAATTGGCCGTACCTTCATCCACGTCGACAACGACACAGAGAAAACCGAGGACCTCACGTGGGTCTACTAAAACACCATACATGGAATTTTTCATCGAACACTGGAGCGTGCTAGCCCTCGCCATTTTGAGCGCAGCAGGAACGGTCACCGCGCTGACCGAAACAGAAAAAGACGACAACTTCGTCGACATCCTCAAGAGAATCGTCCAAGCCGTAGTGCTCGGCAAGAGCCGCGGACGGCGGAAGGACTAACCTTCGTATCTTGCATACGCATTCGGGCTCGTGGTCCGTTTGTTTGTTTCACCATCCACGGAACCCCTGGCCAAAAGCTGGGGGTTTTTTTTTCGGAAAAAAATAGGGAAAACGCTTGCGTGAAAGGAGAACACTCCTTAAATTAGAGGAAAGAAACAAACAAACAAAACACCATGAACCTCAAGCAAAAAACCACCCACGCCGAAGCAGGAGCCTACGCCTACGAAACCACCCTCGGTGACATCAAGCTGACCTCACAGGCCCTCCAGATTTACGGACGCTGGTACTACACCATCTGGAACGAGGAAGGCGAGGTTGTAAGCGAAGGCAAATGCAACACGAAACAACAAGCCAAGGACGCTCCACGGGAGAAGGCCCTCAAGATGGCAGGAATGTGGTGGACTCCAAAGGGAAACAAATAAGAAACAAACAGCAGCACCATGAGCAAGTACAAGGAATGGACCAAGCTCCGCAAGGCGATGCACGAAGCACGCCAGAAGGTCAACTCGGCAACAGACGCCACCCGCAACCAAGAATCGCCCGAATGGTTGACCGAGCTGCAAGAGAAACGACACCAAGCCGAGACAGCCTACGAGGACTTCATGAGCAAGTACTGCGGCACCGTTCAGAAAGCCGTAGACGTCCTGCGCAGCTTGAGCAACGTCCACGGCGTCCACAGCTTCGGCAACCACCTGGTGGTGGTGATAGATGACCCCGACGACCGCGACGAGGTGACCACACGCATCCTCAACCAAAGAGACCTGTCCCACATCGCCCACGACTGGACCCCACACCTGCTCCGCAACCGCTGACTGGCCAAAAAAAAGTCAATCTTTTTGCGGATTTTGCTTGCGTGGAAGCAGGAAACGCCTTAAATTAGAGGAAAGAAACAAACAAACAAACAAAACACCATGAAACTCCCCTCAACCTTCCGCCCCTTCGCAACCTGGTCAACCGAGACGCTCCGCGAGGAAATCAGCTACGCACAAGGATGGGTCGAAGCGGTCCCTGTTTGCCGCACGCCTGCACAACTGAGAAAGCACATCGACCTCGAGCGCATGCGCAAGGAACTCGCCCGTCGCGAGGCCTAAAACAAAACGAAACAAGCACACACAACCATGCACTTCGAACTCTACCTCGGACACCGCGCCGCAACAGAACTGGGATACCGCCCCTACCGCCGATACGGCAACTTCGCCGCATGCGCCACGACACTGCGCTGCTCAACAACAACGGCCTCCTGCCTGATTGACCAAGCGACGTCCTACGCCTACCAAGCCATCCGAGAAGGCCTAGACCTTCAGCCCAAAACCTTCGAAAGCCCACGGACAGGAGCACAGGTGGTCGTCCTTTTCTACGACGAGCAAGACATGCCCTACGAATACAGCGGACTCCAGACAGCCCTCCGCGTGGCCAAAACCCACGACCTCAAACTTCGCGAACCAGGATTCATCGAACCATGAAAATCTACCACCAAAGAGAAAGCGAGCCGCTGTTGAGCTCGGCGTTCCTGATTTACGCAGCCCAATCCAAGCTAGTGCCCAGCGAGGAACCCCTGACCCTGCACTGGCTCGAGGAGCACCTGCGAACGCACCGCGGATTCATTCGAACATGGTGCCACTGCATCCCCAACCGAGAGACCGACACGTTCAACATCACATTCTACAAACATGAGTAAAGACGCCTTCGAACTTGGGCTGACCGACCAAAGCCCCAAGCCAGACCCCACCGCGGCGACGTTCACGATGGACCTCACCCAGCTCGGCAATTTGGTCGACGCCGCCTACACCCTAGGAACCAGCTACTGCCTGGACGCCGTCATCAACGCAGGATACGCAGCCGACAAGCGCGACCGCATCCAGCAACACGTGGACCATCACGGTGCAGCACTCAACGACCTGCTCGCGCAATGGCTCCACCAAACACCAGAGATGCGAAAACAACTCCAGTCGCTCCGACCAATCGAGGAGTGACACGGGAGACCCCCTCCCACTGCGGGCGCCTGGCCAAAATCGGGCGCCCTTTTTTCGTCATTTTTTTGGGAAAACCCTTGCGTGTTTGGGTTTACCTGCTTAAATTAGCAGTAGAAACAAACAAACAAGGAAACCATGACAAGCCCAGCCTTCATCCTCAACGACGCAGAACGCAACATCGGAATCGGAAACTGCGCGGTCCTCGCCTACCAAGCCGCCACCGACCTGCCCTACGCCACCTGCCTGGAGTTCGCCAAGAAAGAGCTCAAGTACGCACCCTACAAGGGCACCCCAGCCTACGCCCTGGTCAACCCAAACAACATGAACGCCAACGGCTACAGCTGCGACATCAAGAGCGGCTTCGACCACAAGACCTGCAAGAGACCAACCCTCGCCGCCTGGGTGGACGCACACCCCCAAGGACGCTACATGATTCTGGTCGACCGCCACGCGGTCTGCGTCAAGGACGGACAGCTCATCGACAACGGCTACCGCATCGACCGCAAAGACAAAAAGAACTTCCAGGGCCGCCGCCGAGTCAACTACATCATCAAGCTCACCCCCAACCGCCCAGAGCCAACCCGCAGCAACCAACCAGGCACGCAGATGACCCTCGACTTTTGAGGGCCTGCCGCCTGGCCAAAACCGCAAAAAAAAAACACGAAAAAAATAGGGAAAACACTTGCGTACAAGGAGAAGATGCCTTAAATTAGTACCAAGAAACAAACAAACAAACACACCATGAACCTCAACAGCAACACCCCCGCCTTCCAAGAAGCACTCGAAGCAGCACGCACGCTCAACCCCAGCTTCTCAAGCATCGACATCCAGGACGCCTGGACCCTCGCCATGGCAAACGCGGACTTCGCACCCTGGCAGCGCCGCCTGGTCGAGAAGCACAGCGAGCGAGTCCTCTGCATGGTCGCCGACTTCTGGAACGCCGACGGAGACATCCAGCCCCGCCACGCGGTGACCCACCTCATCGAGATGACCGCCACAGCCATGGAGGTCACCCTGAACTGCACAGCCATCAAGTGATAACCCGCCGCCAGGCCAAAACCCACAAACCATGCACCCAATCAGCATCATGGACGCCCTCCAGGAGGGACAAACCAACGCCCACGCCCCGATTCGAGAATACATCAAATCACGCGTGGAGGAGTTCACAAGCTGCATCGACAGCGCAAGCATCCAAGACATCAACCGACACCGCGACGCCCTCGTTACAAATTGGGCGCACGCCCAGCGCCGCCTGGTCGACGTCAAGCACGCAATGTGGAAAGACGATGCCAACGCCGAAGAAGAACAAATCAGATTCGCAGCCTGGTACCTGGAGAAGGACATCATGCGAGCACAGATGAGAGAAGTAGCCGAGATGACCGTCGCCCTTGGGCATTCAAACTACAAAGCGGTCGAGGCCCTGAACTTCATGTGAGCAACCGCCGCCCCCACCACACGCCTGGCCAAATGCTGGGCGTTTTTTTTGCAAAAAACTTCGGAAAACACTTGCGTGCAAAGGGAAGTCGCCTTAAATTAGTACCAAGAAACAAACAAACAAAGAGACCATGACCACTCCCCTCACCCCCTACGAAAAAGCCCTCAAGGACGAGCTCGCCCGCTACTACTCATGGACGGGCGAAGGTGTCAACCGCCCAGAAGCACATGAGGCCCGCAAGGCCTGCAACGCTTGGATGGACGAAAGCCACCGCATCCGCGGCGGATTTTTCACAGCCGAACAACGCCAGGAACTCCGCAACCGCCGCGACCGCAAGCTCTACGTAGCGCTCACGACCCTCCAAGCCTAAACCAGCAACCATGCCCGACAACCCAAAACAAGCCCTGGACGCCCTGCTCGGCCAAATGGCACGCGACCTAGACGCGATGTTCCAGACCAGGCAGATGAGCCAAGACACAGAGATGGCCTTCGTTGACCTTCTCTTCGCAATCGAAAGAGTCCTACGCCAATTACAACAAGATGCAGAACGCCCAAGCCCTGGCAGCAATTGAAGCCAAGCTCGAGGAGCACGAACTCCACCGAGTCATCCGCGAAGCCACGACCGTGACCATTGCCCAATACCACGCCTCCTACATGCTGCGCTACGACAGCAGCCTGGCGTGCAAGATGGCACAAATCGCAGGCATCCTCGACAAAGACCTGACCGTTTCAACAGCGCACGGATTCATCACGCTAACCATTCCAGGACCCGAGGACAGACGAATCGAAATCACGCTCACATGAACCACAAGCGAGAATACCTGTCCACCAGCGCACTGAAAGCGTTTGCAAAAAGCCCGAACCACTACATCCAGTACGTGAACCGAGAGGTGGAGCCGACGCCAGCAATGGAGCTCGGGAGCGCGGTCCACTGCGCCATCCTCGAACCCGACGAGTGGCATGACCGATACAGCGTCATCCCCAAAATCGACCGAAGGACCAAAGCGGGCAAAGCCGCCTGGGAGACCTTCAACATTGCCAGCGCAGGCAAGACCGTTCTGAACCAGGAGCAACACCGCATCGTCGACGCATGCCGACGAGCCGTCCAGGAGCACCCTACCGCGGGACCACTCCTCGCCGAAGCCATAGCGGTGGAGCAGAAGCGCCAAACAGCAATCGAAGGAGTGCCCTACACAGGCATCGCCGACGCCGTAGGACCTGGGTGGATTGCCGACCTCAAAACCACAGCCGACGCCAGCCCTGGCCAATTTCAACGGCAGGCGTTCAACCTGATGTATCACGAGCAAGCCGCCGCCTACCGCGAGATTTGGAGTGCCGACGCATTCTACTTCATCACCGTCGAGACCACCCCACCACACAACGTCACGGTTTTTCGACAGACGACCGACGCCTTCGAAAGAGCCAAAGACAACCTCCACCGTTTGGTGCGGGAATGGAAAGCATGGGACGGAAGGCCCCAGAGCTACAGCAACGAAGTCCAAGAACTAAACCTGCCCCGATGGGCATAAACCCCAAACCCATGGCAACAGCCACAATCACAAGCGCCAGCTACAAAGAGAGCTGGCAAACGAAGCGCGGTGACCAGATGCACACGCTGAACATTGAGCTCTCCGACGGTCGCAAGGGCACCGTCAACGCAAGAACCCCAGACCGCTGGAAAGAGGGCGATGAGGTCGAAGTAGAGGTGGTCGAGAAAACGGACTACGGGCACCGTTTCCGTTTCGACAAGCCTGGCTACGGCAACGCCGCACCGACCAAATCGCGCGAGGACCGCACGCCGTACATAGAAGCGAGCTGGGCAATCCAGGTGGCAAGCCAATCGATGGCAGGAGCCGCCTACGACATGGACACCCTCCTGCACCGCAGCCGCCGATTGATTGAAGCCCGCAACGAACTAGTCCACGAACTAAAACAACAAGCATGATGACCCAAGCCAACCCCCTCAAAGGATTCATCTACCAGCACTTCGGCAACTACCAAGACCTTGCCCGCCACCTACGGGTGAGCACGAGCACCGTAACAGATTGGGTCGGGACCTGCCCACGGAACATGCTGAAGTACCTGCCCGAATTGACCGAACTCGCCGACATTGACTACGCCGAAGTGGTCGAAGCCGTCATGCGGCGCGAACAGCAAATCCTGTGACCCGAAAATTTGCTGGGATTTGGATACCCGCAGCGGTCTGGTTGGACGAGCGCCTCACAGCAACCGAGAAGGTTCTGCTGGCCGAGGTGGACTCGTTCACCAGCCGCGAAGCGGACTACTTCAAAGCCAACGAGACCATCGCCGCCTTTTTGGGATGCAGCCCGACCACCGTCAAGAGAGCCATCAAGCACCTGACCGAACTGGGCTACATAGAGAGGACCAACTTCGACGGACGTCGCCGAAGCATGCGGTCCACATTAGACCCAGCAGACAGACCAAAATGGTCCGACAGCCAGACCACAACGAACCAACAGACCGACCAAAAGGACCCGCCTGCCAGGCCAAAAAGGACCACTAGTAAAACAAAGAGGAACACCGTAGAGAAAACCCATGAGTTAATACTGCCATGGGGGGAGAACTTCAAAGGAGCATGGACCGAGTACCTCGACTACCGACGCGCCGCGCACAGATTCAAATACGCAAACCACTTCCAGCAACAGGTCGCCATCGACGACCTCCTCAAAATGAGCAACCATGACGAACAAACCGCAATCGCCATCATCAGACAAACCATCGCCAAAGGATGGAAGGGCCTCTTCCCACTCGACCGAACTCGCGCAACGGGAGGAGCGGCTGGTCCAAAAGACACTGACAAGTATAGAGCGTACGTCGAAAGCGGGACTCTTTGAGCTGACCCCAGCCGAGGCCTTCGACCAAGGCACCAACATCCAGACGGCCCTGCGCCGCCGACCCGAGATGACGCGACTAGCCATGATAGCCATGGTCCAGAAAACGGTCAACTTCGTAGACGCCAAAAAGACCCTGGACGAGGAAGGAATCATCCTCACCGTCGAGACCATCCTGCGGAACTACCCCACCCTGACCCTCGAGGAATTGCGGATGACCTGCGACGGCATGATGACGGGCCGATTCGGGAAATTCTACGAACGGTTGAAAATTCAGGAGTTCACCGAATGCCTGAGCAAAACAGAACTCGACAGGAGCGCCTACCTTGAGCGCAAGCACACCCGATACGGACTGGACGACGTCCGCCACGACCCAAGCAAAATCAAGTACGAACCCCAAACCATGGCAGACGTGATGAAGAAGAACAACCCATTCTACATACCAGGCAAGCACAAGCAAGGCCATGAGTGAACCAGCCGCAATAAGCATCCTGGCAATCAGCGTCGCGGGCCTTTTTGCATTTTCCTGGTTTCTGCTTGAAATTTGGAAACACAAGGAACGCGAAAGACAATGGATAGAGAAACACCGCAATCACGGGCGAAAGCAATCCAAAAAGCAGACCGCGCCGTCAGTACGCTCATCCGTTCAGCCGCCGCGGACCACACAGGCCGAGCGGAATGCATCACGTGCGGCACAAGACAACCGTGGAAAATGATGGACTGCGGCCACTTCGTCCCACGCCTCAAGATGGCCACGCGGTGGAACGCCATGAACCTCGCCCCCCAGTGCCGCACTTGCAATCGCCACCACTGCGGTCGGTCGGCCAAATTCGCAGAAGCCATCGATGCCCGATACGGACCAGGAGCCGCCGACAGCTTGGTCGCCCTAGGCAACCAAATCGTCAAATTTGACACCGACGAGATACTCGACATAGCCAACCGCGCCAAGGAGCTCACCCCATGATAGAATACCGCAAGCCGAGCGAACTCAAGCTCAACCCCAACAACCCCCGCGTCATCAAGAACCGCAAGTTCCGACTGCTGGTCGAGAGCTTGAAAGAGGACCCCGAGATGCTAGAGGCGCGACCCATCGTCACCGACCCCAACGGGATGGTGCTGGGAGGCAACATGCGGCTCAAGGCAGCGCGCGAAGCGGAAATGGAGCTGGTCCCCGTTTACACCGCCAACTGGGACGAGGTAAAGCAGCGGCGATTCATCATCAAAGACAACGCCAGCTACGGCGAATGGGACTGGGACATCCTCGCAAACGACTTCGACGCAACCGAACTCGAAGCATGGGGTGTCGACATACCCGACTACAAACAAGACAAGGAACCCGTCGAGGAGGACAACTACGAACTGCCAGACGTCATCCACACCAACATCAGCCGCGGCGACCGTTTCCTGATTGGACCACACAGACTCATCTGCGGAGACAGCACCGACGCCCGAACCTTCGAAACACTCCTCCCCGATGAATGGGCGGATGCGGTGGTGACCGACCCGCCGTACAACGTGGACTACACAGGAAGCAACGGCAAAAAAATCGAGAATGACAAAATGGGAAACGCCGCCTTCCTAGCGTTTCTCACCGACAGCTTCACAGCCATGAACGAACGGGTCAAACTAGGAGGAGCGTGGTACATTTGGCACGCCGACAGCGAAGGATTGAACTTCCGCAAAGCCATGGCCGCCGCCAACGTCAGCCACAAGCAAACACTCATCTGGGTCAAGAACAGCTTGGTGCTAGGAAGGCAGGACTACCAATGGCAACACGAGCCATGCCTCTACGGATGGAAGCCAGGCGCCGCGCACTACTTCACCGAGGACCGCACGCTCCCAACGACCATCCTCGACGAACCAATCGACCTGACCAAGCTGAACAAGAAAGAGATGACCGCGCTCCTGGAGCAAATGTTCAAGGCACACAGCACCGTCATCCATCACGACAAGCCGAGCAGTTCGAAGGAACACCCGACCATGAAACCCGTCACCCTGATGGGCCACCTCATCCAGAACAGCACCCTCGAGGACCAAATCGTGCTCGACGGTTTCCTTGGCAGCGGGAGCACCATGGTCGCAGCCCACCAGCTAAACCGCCGATGCTTCGGAGTGGAGCTAGACCCCCAGTACTGCCAAGTCATCCTAGACCGCATGCAGGAGCTAGACCCCACAATCGAGATAACCAAAATCGAACACACCCCCGTGCTATGAACAACGAAACAGACAACGACGCCACACCCGACTACGGATTCCAATTCGACCTAGACCTAGACCTTGGAGGCCTAGACTTCGAAAACGATTTCATCAACGAGAACCGCGACCGCTACCACAACCCGCCACCGTTCAAGGGCATCAAAGAGAAGCACGTCAAGTACAGCCACGCCATCCGCGCGGCCAATTACATCGACATCGGCGACGGCACACGCAGCCACATGATAACCGCGGGCAGCTTCGAGTTCGGCGATTTCATCGAGGCCCTGCTCAAAGAGAGAAACGCACGAGTCAAGCACATGAGCGTGAGCACCCTCTCCATGAGCCAAAACAACATAGACAGCTTCGCCAATTTGCTCCACGACGGATGGGTGGACAAGCTAGACCTCATCGTCAGCGACTACTTCTACGCCCACGAGCGCAAGAACCTAGTGCCCTACATGCTCCACGAACTAGACCACGAGGACCGCTTCCAACTAGGGGTCGCAGGCAGCCACACCAAAATCGCTATCTTTGAGACGTACGGCGGCAAAAAAATCGTGATGCACGGAAGCGCCAACCTCCGAAGCAGCGGGTGCCTAGAGCAAACCTGCATCGAGGAGAACCCCGAGCTTTTCGAGTTTTACCTGGACTTCCACAACGCGATTCTAGCCGAGTACGCAGTCATTCAAAAACCAATCAGACACAAGAAATTATGGCAAGCGGTTCAGGCAAATATGCAAGCTACAACGCAAGCCGCGGTCCAGGACGGACCCCAGGCAGCGGACGACGAGGTCAACGACCCAAAAACAACAACCCGAATCAAACGGCGGCACCGTTCTAAAGGATGAAATCCGACAAAACCGACACGAGAAAAAAGGCCTTCCTACAGGCACTTGAAAAGAACCTCGGAATCGTGACCCAGACCGCGAAGGCCGTAGGAATCCACCGAAGCACCTACTACGAATGGCGCCTCATCGATTCCGACTTCGCAGAGGCGTGCGACGAAATCCAAGAGGTAGCCCTAGACTTCGTAGAGGGCAAACTGCTCAAGCGCATCCAGGACGAGGACACCGCGTCGATTTTGTTCTACCTGAAAACAAAGGGGAAGCACCGAGGATTCGTGGAGAGGCAAGAGGTGACACAAGCAGACAACCCACAAATCGAATGGAGATGACAACACCAGGAGGATGCCCAAAAAAACACCACTCCAAATCGCCGTCGCAGAGCTCGACAGGGAGTGGAGCGTCTACGTGCGATACAGCGCAGCCGACCTACGCGGAGAAGCGCGGTGCTGGACGTGCGGACGAGCTGACCATCCTAGGAATCTCCACTGCGGACATTTTGCGTCTAGGAGGCACATGGCCACCCGTTGGAGCCAAGAGAATACCAGACCCCAATGCCGAGCCTGCAATTTGTACCACCAAGGACAGCAGTACATCTACGGAACCAAGCTCAACGAGGTGCGGCCAGGACTTGCCGACGACATTCTCCACCGAGCCAAGCGAAGCACCAAACTGGACAAAGACCGACTCCGTGAACGGGCACGATTTCTGGCCCAGCGGAATGCACGGTTGGTCGCAACGGTCGATGCGCGCTATGAAGCCAGCCACCCTCCAGACCATCCAACGGTTGCGGCGATTAAGGCACATCGCGCTCGCGCAAGGAAATGACACGGTCGCACGGAAGGCCAAGTTCGCGCTGTGGGAATTGACAGGCAAACCAGGATACCGTGAACGCGAATAACGACCAGTGGAGGATGGACCGCAAAGTGCTCGACTACCTGAAGATGACCCACGGACCCGAGGCCACGTTCCTCGAGTTCGGAGGCGGGGCGGGAAGCCTAGACCTGCACGCCGCGTTCTACGGGTTCACCGTTGAACACGACTACAGGTGGTACGACTGGCTGACGCGCAAAGGCATCCAGACAATCTACGCCCCGCTAGACAACGGGTTCTACATGCTCACCAAGAAGCTGCAACGCCGCGTCCAGCTGGCCGAAATCGTGGTCATCGACGGCCCGCCAGGCAGGCTGCGCGAGAACGCCCACCGCATCCAGCAGTTCATCAAACCAGGAGCAACCGTGGTCTACGACGACAGCCACCGCAACTACGTCGCCAAGATGATGCAAGGCGAGGTCCAGCAAATCATCCACAGCCAAGGCAGACGGACCACACACGTCTGCACACACCCCCACCCCACCCCATGCCCACCATCCCAACCAGACAAAGACCAGCAACATGGGTGACCCAGCCGTCCAAAGACATAGAGACGAACTACCACACGCAACGCTGGCGCAACTACCGTCGGCGTTTCCTGTCCGTGAACCCCGTCTGCATCCACTGCGAGAGACCCGCGACCGTCGTGGACCACATCACACCAGCACGCCAGAGACCCGACCTCTTCTGGCGAGCAGACAATCACCAACCAATGTGCGCGAGCTGCCACAACACCAAACGAGCGAAGGAGGACTGAAGAACGAAAAAGGGGATAGGGGGGTCACAAAATCAAACCCAACTCAAGCCTTCACCGCCAACATCGCCTCTCATCCGAGGAGGGTCAAAAGTAAAGGGACCCCAGCGACGGAGGCGTGGATGGACCCCGAGCAATTCGAACGGTTCCAAGGTTTGATGCAGGAATGGAGCGAGGTGCGAGAATTGGACGCAGGAGACAAGACCCTGCTCCGCATGATGGCCTGCGTCGAGGTTGAACTAGGCAAGCTCCAGCGGTTCATCAACCAACACGGACCGACCTACCTGGTGCGCGGCAAGAGCGACACCTACTCGCGCGCTCGGCCAGAATACCAGCAGCTCCAGGAAGCGCGACAACGCCTCTGCGTCCTGGTCGACAAAATGACCCAACGCGGGCAAGGAACAGAACACGCCGATGACTTCATCGCCCTGTAACCTACGGGACGGGGACTACTTCGACGCAGCCGCCGCCGACCACGCCGTCCGATTCATTGAGACCTACTGCTCGCACGTCAAAGGGCACACGGGACGGTTCCTGCTGGAGCCATGGCAGAAGGACGACATCATCCGCCCCCTTTTCGGTTGGAAGCGCGCCGACGGTCGCCGCAAATACCGAACCTGCTACGTGGAGATTCCACGCAAAAACGGCAAGAGCTCCCTCACCGCCGCGATAGCGCTGTACCTGCTAACAGGCCTAGAGGAACGCGGCCCAGAAATCATCAGTGCAGCAGGCGACGCAGCCCAGGCCCGCATCGTTTTTGACACGGCAATCGGGATGGTCCGACAGAGCCGAACCTTGAGCAAGGCGTGCAAGCAAACCCAGTACGCCATCAAGTACCGCGGCGGATTCTACAAGAGCATCAGCGCGGAAGCCAGCACCAAGCACGGTTTCAATTGCAGCGGCGTCATTTTCGATGAGCTCCACGTTTGCAACCGCGAACTCTGGGACGTCCTGACCACCAGCGTCGGCGCCCGCCTTGAACCCATCATCATAGCCCTGACCACCGCAGGCCACGACCGAAACAGCATCTGCTGGGAGCAGCACGAGTACGCACTAGCCGTAAGAAACGGAACGGTGGACGACCCCAGCTACCTACCCGTCGTCTACGCCGCCGACCCCGACGACGACTGGACCGAGGAAGCGACATGGAGGAAGGCCAACCCAGGATACGGAACCATCTGCCAAGCCGACTACTTCAGGGACCAACTCATCAAAGCCAAGCAAAGCCCCAGCCACGTAAACACGTTCAAACGCCTGAACCTAAACGTCTGGACGACGAGCGAGGAGGCATGGATTACCGACGAGGAGTGGATGCGGTGCCGCGGTCCATGGCCAAATGACGAGCACCTCGCCACCCTCCCCGCCTACGGAGGACTAGACCTAGCCGCCACCAGAGACCTGACTGCCTTCGCGATGGTCTGGGTGGAAAGCCCCGAACGGTTTTACGTCAAGGTCCACCAGTGGTGCAATCAAGAAACAGCCGACAACAAGAAACTAGCCGAAGGGGTCGACTACCTCGCCTACGCCGAGCAAGGAGACATCACCATCACCCCAGGCAACGTGACCGACTTCGCCGCCGTCCGCGATTACATAGAGGACCAGCACACGCGATACGACATCCGCAGCGTCGCCTTCGACCGCAAATACAGCACCTACATAGTCCCCGAACTTTTGGACGCGGGCGTGAACATGCAGCCATTCGGACAGGGCTACTACGAGATGAGCTACCCGACCAAGCAGATGGAAATGGCCTACGTGGCGAGACAAATCGTCCACGACGGGAACCAATGCCTGCGGTGGCAAATCGGATGCACCATCATCACGAGAGACCCAGCCGACAACATCAAAATCACGAAAAACCGCAATGCGCGAGGACAGATGGTCGACGGCGTAGTAGCCAGCGTGATGGCGTTCGGAGAGATGCTCAAAGACCGCGAAGAAGGAGCCACCCTCGAAATCCTGGCGCTTTGAACCCCATCATCGTGGCACCGCCGCGAAGCGGAACAGGATGGATAGCCGCCATCCACAGAGCCAGCCAGATGAACGTAGGCCACGAGCGCCTAGGCAGCTACGGCATAGCCAGCTGGTGCCTCCTGCAAACAAAACCGTTCTTCGGACCGACCCTCGAGGAAGCGCAGCGGTTCTACCCAGAGCCAACCATCCTCCACCAGACGCGGAACCCCGTCCTCACCGTCAACAGCCAACACCGCATAAACCGTAGAACCGTCCTGCGCCTTTTCGATTCGGAACGCGGCGTCACGGCCAAACTCGTAGATTTTACGATTGCCATGCACAAGAGGTGCGAAGCGCTGACGCCCAACCGATACCGCGTCGAGGACGCCTTCCTGAAGTTCGCGTACCTTCGCAAAGTAGACGTCAGCCGCAACACCAAGCGCAACCGACTCACGCC